AAAAGCAGCGCATTGAAACACAGGCGGCCATTCTCAAAGAAAAACAGGTCGAGCTTGCGGTCCAACTCGCGATAGCAGAAAAGCGTTATACGGCAGAGCTGGCCAAGGCTTATGACATTGCAGTGGAGACTCGGCTGCTTGCTCAGCGCCAACTAGAAACAACCATTGAGGTTGGTCGCTATCAAAACACAGTTGCCGATGCAACGTTTAGTGCAAAGGTTGAGGCTGCAGAGTTTGCCAGAAACATGGCAAGCGCAGAAAAGAACACCTCCGGCACTGCTGATCAGATGGATAGGTTGGCAGAGTCAACCAACAGGGCTGGCAACCTTGCCGGTCTGCTTAAAACGCGGTTTGGCGAAGCGGCAAACAACGTTTTGTTTAGCGCAGCATATGCAGCAGATTTCAACGAATACACCAAAAAGGGGATCAACCTTCAAGGCGAGTTCAATAAGCTGCAGGAAAAATATCTAAGAATTTCTAGCAAAATTAACGAAGAAATCTACAAGGGCAAAGTTTTATCAGCCCAGCAGCAGTTGGCTGATCTTGGCATTTCCGAAGCGTTAATTAACCAGCTTACGGCAACAGTCAGAAACCGCAATTCGGCATTGGGGGGCTTCAATGTGCCTTTTGCTGAAGGTGGTTACGTCACACGCCCAACCCGCGCATTGATCGGTGAAGGTGGTGAGAGCGAGTATGTGATCCCATCTAGCAAGATGGATGCAGCCATGCGAAACTACAGCGCAGGCCGTCGCGGTGATGCAGTCCTAAACATGGCCACGCCACAGATTAACCTCACCACAGGCCCTGTGATGCAGATGAATGGCACTGATTACGTCACCAAGGCCGACATGACCCGCGCGATGAGCAGCGCCGTTAATCAGACCATTCAGACGATCACTAGCACGCCTGCTTTGCGTCGTCGTATGGGGGTTGCACGATGACCAAAGGCATTGCCGCATTCCTGACGATCAGGCAGAGCGACTTCAGTACCGTTGTGGCTAGGTATCAGAGCTACTGGCCTGGCATCACGGTGAGCGGTCACGTCTTCAAGCCTTTTAGCGTTGGAGCCATCACCTCAAATGTCTCTGGCGGCCAGCAATCACTTGACATCGAGTTTGGTCTACAGCCTGCGCTTGAGCAGGTCGTGGAAAATAGTGCAACCAATGGATACATCTACGATTGCGAGCTGAAAGAGTTCACGCCGACTGCGACGGGCGTTCCGCCTGCAACTATTACAACCTTTGCACAGTTCGTTGGAAATTTATTGACTGCCACCAAGACCGATCGGATCCTTGCCGTTCAGATCGGCAGTAACCTTGATCCAGTGAAGGCGCAAGCACCGCCTCGTAAATTCACCACTACCTTGGTGGGGGATCCGCCGCAGCTATGACCATTTATATCTCACCACAGAGCGCATCGTCGCCAATCACGACGAACCTGCGGAAGGATGAACTTGCGGCGCTTCAGGCTGTAGACGATAACGCGACAAGCAGGCAACGAGCAATTCAAACGGGCAATTCAATCCCGTTAGTCTTTTGCTCTTACATGCCTGAGAACGCCATTGGAGGCGTTTGGTTGGCGCCGCCTGCGGTTCGTATTGGTGCGCAGTACAAGGAATCTGATATCAGCAACTTTTCCTATGGCTTAGTGCTTGGTGACGGCGAGATGCCTTCTATTGCATTGGCAGACATCCAGCAGGGTGCCTCTGCTCTGACATCGTTGCTAAGCCCATCAGCGGTGACCACGTATAACGGCCTAGCCGTCTCTGGCTTTGATTATACGTTGACCTATGAAACAGCTGGATCGCCGCAGGTTGGGACGCCTGGGCGGTATCAACTAAGCGCTGCTGCTTATTTTCGCCCCGACACCTATGATTCTTTGTATTACGGCATATACAACCCGCCATACGAGGGCAACCTTTTTACGAATTTAGCTACGATATCTAGCGGCAGTGCCGGGGTAGTTAATGGCGAGTATAGAATTATTCTAGGCACAGATATCGGGAAGATTTTTTACTTTGAGATCATTGCTGAAGACCTTAACAACCCTGGCGTTCCTGCTGCTGCAAGTATTCGATTCGAGATAAACCAAGCAGTTGTGCAATCGCTATCCATAAGCGATCCTGCTCCGTCTGGGGCTTACAAGCTGGCAACAAACATAAATCAAGATTTGCCCACCAGTGGCAGCTCAGTGGCGGCATACATAGACGTTCTCGGATACGAGCAAGCCACTGGCAGTCAGCTTAGAATTGCTTTTCGATACAACTACGTTAAGTGGATATACATCCCCGCATCTGCGGACTATTTGCCGGGTGAGCCTGCCGTCTCAACAAATCTACCTCTGTTCCCAGGCTCTGGCGGCACCTTTGAAGGGTTAACAACACTTGCAGTAAAAGGCGGATACGTTGCAGGCGTAGAAAATTCAAACCTATATCAGCAAGTCCGCTGCTTTGTCCGTAGTGGCATTGTGGTTAATAAGTTGCTCGGCGGTAGCGGCAGCTCAAACCTGTTCCCAGACCTTTCTTACTATTTGCTGCAAAAGGCAGGAGTGGCCGCCAATGCGTTCATTGATTTGCCGTCCTTCCAGCTCGCCGCTGAATTTAATCAAAACAGTCTTTTAACTTTTAATGGCGTCCTGGCAAACAGTGCCAATTTGAGAGACTATCTAGCGAGTGTTGCTCCGTATTATTTGCTGAGGTTTGTCCAGGCTGGTGGCAAGTATATGATGCTGCCAGTGCTTCCTCTAAACGCGGACAAGCTGGTTAGCGCTGATCCAGTGGTGCCAGTAGCGACCTTCAATAATGAAAACATTGTTGTTGGTTCGTATCAGAAGGAATACGCTTCCACAGAGCAGCTAAGGCCATTTTGCGCCGTTATGACTTGGCGTGAACAAAGCGCTGCAAGCTTCCCAGTGTCGCGCGCTTTAGAGGTTCGATTTGATGGAACTGCGCTAGATGGCCCATATGAACAGTACGACATGGAAGAGTTTTGCACAGATGTCAGACATGCTGAGATCATCGGAAGGTATATCATATCAAGCAGGAAAAACATAAAGCATTACGTCACTTTTAAGACCACATCGGCATCAGCAAGCCTTCTGCCTTCACAGATCATTGAGGTCACTTGGTCATACGAAGCGCAAGGCGTTCAACAGCAAACTACGGATTTTTACCAGATAGACAATGTTGTCGAGGATCAGCTTGGCAACTATCAGATTGAGGCGACTCACTTCCCAACTGATGTAAGCGGGCGCAGCATCATTAGCGCCGATATGCAGCCAGCGTTGACATCACCTCCGCCTGAAACTGAAGTACCAGGCGATGGACCGAGCGCATTTGCTTGGAGCTACACCCCAACAGCTGCTGATGTTACTGCGCTGCTTGGCGGTGAGTTTAAGTTCTTTGTTGACGCAAGCAATCTATATTACGTTGAAATCAATTCTGTTGATTCGATAGGAGTTGATAGGTACTCGGATCTAAGCGCAATTGCCGTAAACGATACGATTAGATTTTCATACAACGGAGGCGGCAACGAGATTTCCCAGACGGTTTCATCAGTCCAGTTTGATGTATCTGGTGCTTGGGTCCGCTTTGGGATACCAGACAACTTGTTCTCGGTGTTTGCTGATGGTCAATATGTGACCATTACATCTGTGTCATCGGCACCGCTTGGGACCAGATTTAGTTTTGAGAATGGTGAGGCTCAGCTTGGGGTTCAAGATAACACGACCCGCAGCATCACAAGAGCGTTTGATGGTGCATATTCAGCGGTAACGCCAGCAACGCAAGAGGTGGGCCTGCTGTTTACCAATGCCTTCCCGTATCACGACAAACCTTACTATATGTGGTCTACGCGTTTTTACTACAATAGCCCGTCGATCCTTAGCACAGGTACGTTGACAATTGCCGGGCAACGTGAAACCTTCGCTAGGGTGTCAACAAATGGCATCGGTTGGCAACTTAGAGGCGTGCGTGTTTCTTCCTCTGAAATGAGTTTTCGTGTTGTTGCCGGAGAGATAGCCATAGATCTAATTGGAACGGCTACCGTCCCCGTTCAGTCGTGGGTTCATGCCTATGTTCAGGTCTATTGGCTTAATGGCACCGACAATATCCCGACCATTAGCCTTTGGATCGATGGCAGCCTAGTTGGCACAAGCCCTGGCGGGATTACATACAATCCGCCAACAAACAAGAAAGATTTCCAGACCCGAGGTTTCACAAAGACCTCTGATGCCTCTACTTTTTACGACTACTGCCTTGCCGCTACGGATGATGCGCCATTGGTGCCAATGAGTCAGGCGACTGTTGATCCAATAGTAATAGAAAAAGATTTAGCGATTATCGCACAAGTGCAGCCGCGCCTGATTGATTCATTCAGATTTACCAAGGGGAATGGTTCTACGTCTGGGACTTGGGATGCACAAAGTGCTGCGCCGAGCTTAAATTACAACATAAGCTTTACAGACGCAGACGCAAAAGATGTGGACACAGCATTTAATGCCTACGTTGCTGTTCCGGGCAAGATTGTAAAAATATCGTCCAACGGCGATCCTTTCGCTACGTATCAATCGCTAAGCATCACCAGAAACCCCTTTGGCCAATACTGGACAATTACTGTTCCGCAGGCGGACGTGCCTCCTGGCACTGTTCTTAGCGGTGAGCTTCTGGTGGAAATTTATTAAGCGAGGGATGGCATCCAAGTTTCTCCCTCTGACCCTATCCACTAATCAGTCAGGATTTTGCCGCTGTAACCTGTAGGAAAAGGTTTAACGCTATCAATGACTTGGACGCTAGCCAATTCCGTGACTTGGACCGGCGACCGCGCCGAGAACAATACCGCGATGGAATATCTGTTTGATACCTACCTGCCATCCAAGGGCT